ATTTATGAGGACTTTTGTTGATTGGACTACTGATAATATGACTCATCAAGCAGATAGAGATCCTTTAGTTTATAGTAGATTTAATTTTATGGCTTTTGTTGAATTAGATGATGATGGAGTTAAAAAATATGCTACTACTTTTGAATTATTAGATTCTATTTGTAAAACATTTGGAATGAGAGTTTTCTTTTCAAATGGTAATTGGATATTCGTACAAGTTAATTATTATGATAATTGGACTTCTGGAAATACTCATTTTTTTAGAGCTTATAATGTTGGTAATGATGCAACTGGAGCTCCTGATACTTCAGGCTCTACTTCAGCAGTTGTACCAGAGGGAACAAATTATAAAAGATTAGGAGGTGCAACTTTTGACTTTTTACCAGTATTAAAAGAAGTCAATGCGAATTATGATAGACTTCAGACTTTTAACATACCTTTTTTACAATATTCAAATAATTCTGATACAAGTACATTATTCAATCCAAACTTTAATGAGATTCCTTTATGGAATGGTTACAAATATAATAATATAACTTTTTCTGGTACTGGATATGATATAAACAATAGTAAGACAGATTTATTTAGTGTTAGTTTAGGAAGTGTTCTTGCAACAAATAACTCAACAATACGATTTAATAGAACTTTTAAATGTGAGGCTTTAGATACATTTTCTCCATCAACTGATTCAGCAAATGATTTAGAGATAAGATTATCATTAAGATTCCGATTAGTTGGTGCAAGTGATACAAAGTATGCTTTTATAAGAGATGGAAATGAACCATGGCATGATATTGATGTAGATTTTGCAAGTTCTGGAGTTTTTGACAATGTTAATCTTAGTTCTACTTTAACTAATAACTTTAGTTTGAATATTAATTGCGAAACTTTTAATCTTCCTTTCGATGGAGATTTATTTTTAGATGGTTATGCTGCTATTTATTTTAATAATTATAATAACGTTATAAGTGCTACACAAGTAGTTGAAGGAACAACAGACTCGGATCATATATTATGTTTTTCTCCTCCAGTATTTAATCAACAGGGTGGTGTTCAATATTTAGTAGATGGAGAGCTTTCTAATTTAGAATTTTACAGAGCAAAGAATGCTCCTGGAGGTACTGCCATTTCTACTGGTGTTATTTATAATGTTCCTGATTTATTAGTAGGTAGTTCTCCAAATGGTATAGGAAGAATAGAAGTTTATAATTTTAGTACATCAGCTTTTGAAGCTTTTAATACAACTTGGAAAGCTTTTAATACTGGAACTGGTACAAGAATAACTCAATTATTAGTTGGGGAAATATTAAAAGGACAAAATAAAGGAGCTAGAACTTTTAACGGAGCAATTAAAATTACTGATAATTCTTTACTTCCTTATTACTTTGGAATTACAATAGACAGTTCTAATTTTGTTCCTTATCAATGTACGTTCAATGCTCAAGAAGATACATGGAGTGGGGAATGGTATGAAATTTCTTTAAATAGTACGGGACAAATCATTTCAAGTGGTACGATTAATGGTTTACAAGCAGATGATGATTATGACCACACTAATGCAAGTTTATAACTATGAGTTCAATTACAAATTATTTAAGAACAGAAGCTATTGCAGTAGTATCAGAGCAACCAACAAGTGGTACAATTAGCTCACTGACTGTCATTCCAGGAACTGCAACTAGAACTTTATTATATAGTGGAGATGAGGTTATTGTTGTATGTAAAACAACTGGTAATATTTATCCATTAACTTTAAATGCTGATTTTAATTTTAATAGTACAAGATTACAATTTACATCAATAACATTAGATGAGGTTGTTCCTTTGGGAAGTTATATTATTTTAAGTAAAGATTATAAATTAAATAGTTTATTTAGAAAAAACTCTTTAAATCATTTACATTTATATTTTACTGGAACAACTAGTGCGAATGATTTCTTAATGACATTTACACAATTTAATTTTAATATAAATTCTGGAGCAGTATTAGCAACTGGAGATTCTAAAAATAATAATTTTGGAGCTAGATATGGGTTTTTCAATTCTCCTCATAATGGTTGTCAAGTAGAAAGAATAAATTATAAATTTGCAACAGATGCTGGTGCTGGAGAAAATTTTGTTTTTAGCTTATGGAAAAAGCCAATTACAGAAAATGGAACAACTGCTACTCAATTAACTTTAATAGATAGCTTTTCAATGTCTAGCCAGAACAACTTTTCTTATGTATTCAGTGGAAGCATTACTCCAAGTTTGACAGATGGAGCAATAAGTTCAAATGAGGTAATAATACCAAGTATAAAAAAAGAGGGAACAAAAGTATCAGGAACTAAATTATACGGAGATATTGAGATATTAGTATCATTTGATCCTAGAACAAGTGTAATATAAAAACAATGAAACAATTTATAAAAGAAAATTTAGATGTATTTAGTATTAATACAATTTCTTTAGGTTTAAGCTTAACTCAAATACATACAATTTTACAGATAATTGCTTTAGTTGTTGGTATTATTTATACAATAGATAAGATTATTTATTTTAGAAAGAATAGAAAATGAGCAAAGATAATTATACAGATTCAACTTTAATTAATAAATATAAAGATTTAGTTAAAAAGCCTAGTTCAGACTTGCCTACAGTAAGCGTAGCAAATGAAGAAAAAAGAACTAGAGCTGATTTATTAGATATATTAGAAGAGTTATTTGATTCAGAAAATGCTTTAGAAGATGGAATTATAGAAGAGCAACTGCCAATAGATACTGAAAAATTTAGAGCCATGATGCACATTCTTATCAAAAGTTTATCTAATACTTCTGATGATAGTATAGGATTAACAAATGCTCAAGAAACTGCTATTGCTAACAATACAAACAAAGTAAGTCAGGGATTATCAACTGCAAATCATACTTTAAACTTTAGCGTAGTTAATTCAAGAGGTTCTTATTCATTAGTATTTACTGTTGTTGATAGTTCAGGTAGGACTCCAGTAACAAAGACTGCAACTTTAGCTTTACGATAATATGAAATATTTTAAGATAGAAGAGTTTATTTGTGATGGTGCAATCTGTTATGATAAAATGAATCCAAAACTTTTAAAGATGTTGGATCAAGCAAGAGAAATATCTAACACACCTTACAAATTAACTAGCTCTTGGAGAAGTCAAGAGAAAAACGATTCATTAAAAAATAGCTCTAAAAATAGCAGTCATTTAAAAGGGTTAGCAGTTGATATTGCTTGTAGTAATGGACTAGAAAGAATTAAAATATTTTCTGGATTGGTTAAAGCTGGTTTTACAAGAGTTGGAGTTAGTGATACTTTTATTCATGCAGATTGTGATGATTCTAAAATTGATTCCTTATGGATTTATTAAGTGGTTTATTTAGTGGTTTATTCAAATCAGCAGAGGGTATTTTAGATACTACTATTACTAACAAAGAAGAACTACAACAAGTAAAAAATGAGCTTGAAAAGATTGTAAACGAAGCAGAGAAAAACGCATCTAATCAAGTTACTGAAAGATGGAAGTCTGATAATTTAAGCGATAACAAATTAAGTAAAAATATTAGACCATTATCTTTAATATTTGTAACTGTTGTATTTGTAATAATATCATTTATGGATGGTAATGTAGGAGAGTTTAAATTAAATGAATCTTATATACCAGTTTATCAGACTTTATTACTTTCTATTTATGGAGCTTACTTTGTAGGAAGAACGATAACTAAAATCAAAAAATGAAAGACCAAAAACGATACAGATTAAAAGAAGATGAATGGAAATTAATAGATGAATATAGAGCAGACAAAGAAGCAAAAAGTTTACTAGCTGATGAATGTAATGAAGTTGGAATTGATGTTAATTCTGTTTCTCATTATTGGTATAAGAGTAAAAAGTTCTCAATCTTTGCAAAGCCTAACGAATTCACAAGAAATGAATTTTTAAAGTCTATTGAAGAATTAATATCTAATTACTCTCCATCATATCCACAAATAGACTATCCAAAAAGAGAAGATGGACATTTATTAATCATTAATCCAGCAGATGTTCACATTGGCAAATTTGCAGACTCTTTAGAAACTGGAGAGGATTATAATATAGAAATAGCTAAAGAACGTGTTAGAGAGGGTGTTAAAGGTATTTTAAGAAATGCAGAATCATTTAATGTAGAACGTATTTTGTTTTGTATAGGGAATGATATTTTACATACCGACAATGTAGGAGGATCAACTACTAAAGGTACTCCTCAAGATACAGATGGCAAATGGTTTAGACATTTTACAGAAGCTTTAGAGCTTTACGTTGAAATTGTAGAGATGTTAATTCAAATAGCTCCAGTTGATTGTGTCCATTCAATGAGCAATCATGACTATATGAGTGGATTCCATTTAGCTCATGCTCTTAAAAGCTGGTATAGAAATACTGATGCCGTTAAAGTAGATGCAGAACCTAAACATAGAAAGTATTATAGTTGGAAAAATAGTTTAATAGGATTAACACATGGAGACGGAGCTAAACTAAATTCATTGCCTTTACACATGGCTCAAGAAGAACCTATAATGTGGGCAAATACTAAATACAGATATTGGTATCTTCATCACTTACATCATAAACAAAGATATAAATTTATGTCTAGCTTTGATAATATAGGAGTAACTGTTGAATTTTTACGTTCTCCTAGTGGTACAGATTCCTGGCATTATCAAAAAGGTTATACTGGATCAATTAAAGCAGTAGAGGGTTTTATTCATAATAAATTCGGACAGATAGCACATTTAACACATATTTTTTAATATATTTGCTTTTGATTTGATTTTAATCAATTTTGTGTTAGTTTTTCTAGGAGTCTATTTTAATTAATAGGCTCTTTTTTTGTCTAAAAACTAATAAATCTTAATCTTTTTTAACTTTTTTATATAATTATTTTAACCTAGTAAAGTAAAATAAATTACTTTTTTTTCTCTTTTTATTGTTAAAAAGTTTGCACATATAAAAAAAGCTTGTATATTTGTACCAACAATAACACTAAAACATAACACGATGAATAAATTACATAACATATCAAACGGAACTAAACTAGACATCAAAATTGCTTTTGATTATGGTAAAAACCTTTTAGTTAAAGGTGATTATATTTATAACGTAGATGTGGAAACAATGCAAGAGGTAAAAGAGTTTTGGAAATCTCTTGATGGTTCTTTTACTTTATTAAATGCTTTTGAATTAATTAGAAAATCAAAATAATAACAATGGGGAGAGCAATCTCCCCTTTTTTTATAACTAACTAACACTAAATTAAAATGACTACACAAGATTTATTAATAATGCAAACAATAGCAGAGTTTAGAAAGTACAAAGAACTAGAATCTGAGAAATCAAGAAAAGAAGATAGCAATAAAAACTATAACATGGCTTACTATCATAAAGGAAAAGCAGATGGATTAGAGCTATTAATACAGAGATTGTTACATATAGAAAACTTAAAGTAATGGAAAGAGAAGAAACATCATTAGAATTAATCATAGGAGTAATTATAGTATTTGCTCCAATAATATTATTATTTATTTAAATTATTTAAAAATGGAAAAATTAGTTAAATCACTAAAACAAGATGGATCATTTGAATCACAATGGGGAACATTCTTCAAGCATATTATTGAGTTTGAAGATGGAATGGTTGCAGAGTATTTAAGCAAGTCAGAAACTCAAAACAAATTTATTGTTGGACAAGCAACAGAAATAGAGCTTACAACAAGAGAATACAATGGAAAAACTATTAATAAGGTAAAGCCAGTATCTGCTGACTTTAAGCCATCTAATAACTACTCTAATAAGAAAAAATATAATACAGAGGAGTTGATAGTAAAACAAAATGCTCTTACCAATGCTTGTAATATCGTTGGAGAGTCTGATGTTGCAAAGATATTAGAAATAGCTGATTCTTTTAAAGAATGGGTATTAAATGACGTAAAACCTACTAAAACTAAAAGTAATGATTTACCATTTTAGCAGTTATAGGAGGCAAGATTTATTAGATTATGATACTAGTTATTGTTTTAAATCTGCTACTCCAACAAGTGAGTTATTTCATTTGAATAAAAAAGCTACTACTTTAATAGATAGAGGAGTTTATATTGAGGTCCACATTGAAGATTGGTATTTAACTCCAAAAGGAGAATTTGCTGACAATACAATTAAAAGAGTTCACTTATGTGAAGTAACTCATGAAGCTTGTAAAAAGGATCTAGAATTATTAAAAAATTAATTAATGGACAAATTTCAAGAAATAAAAAAAACAGCTTGTTCTGTTACTAATATATCATTAGAGGAATTAGATAGTAGAAGCAGAAAGAGATATATAGTAGATGCTAGAAGAATGGTTTTTAGTATGGCTAAAGATTATTTAAATATGAAAATATTACATATTGCAGATAAATTTAATATGAATCATGCTAGTGTAATACATCAGTTAAAACAACATAAGGATCTAATGACTTCAGATATTTATTATAAAGATAGATTTGATAAATTAGTAGAGCTTTATAAACAAAATATATCTTTTATAAATGCTGATGAACTAATTAACGAAATAAAGGAACTAAAAGCAGAGAATTTAAGAATAGAAACCGAACTAATACAGAAAAACAATGACTAAAAAAGTAACACAAAAAGAGCAAGTATTAAATCATTTAAAAACATACGGATCATTAACAAGCTGGGATGCTATTATGGAGTATGGAATAACTCGATTAAGCCATCATATTTACTGCTTAAGAAATGAGGGTATTATTATACCAGATGAAAGAGTCCAAGTAGAAACTAGACTAGGAAGAAAAACGATAATATCTAAATACAGTTTAAGAGATGCAGTATAAAGAGTTTTTAGAAAGTAAAAAACATTTATTAGGTAATTATGGTTTTAAATCTAATTACATTCCAGATATGGCTTTTGACTTTCAAAAGGAAATAATAAATAGAGCTTGTTTAAAGGGCAGAATGGCAGTATTTGCCGATACTGGATTAGGTAAAACTTTAATACAATTATCTTTAGCTCAAAATGTTGTTAATCATACTAATAAAAAAGTATTAATATTAACTCCTTTAGCAGTAGCTTTTCAATTTATTTTAGAAGCTGAAAAAATGGGAATAGATAATATAGAATACTCTAAAGATGGATCTCATACAAAAAAAATAGTTATTTGTAATTATGAAAGACTACACTATTTTAATAGTTTAGATTTTGTAGGAGTAGTTTTAGATGAGAGCAGTATATTAAAAAACTTTGACGGTAAAATTAAGAATCAAATTACATCATTTGTAAAAAAATTACCTTATAGATTTTTATCTACTGCTACTCCATCTCCTAACGATTTTATAGAATTAGGTACAAGTTCAGAGGCTTTAGGATATTTAGGATATACAGATATGTTAGGTAAGTTTTTTAAAAATAATAACAATAGCATTGATCCTAAACACGCTGGTGAAAAATGGTATTTGAAACCTCATGCAGAAAAGGATTTTTTTACTTGGGTTAATCAATGGGCATTAATGATAAAAATGCCTAGCGATATTGGTTTTAGTGATGATAAATATATTTTACCTAAATTAAATGTAAATACTCACGTAGTTAAAAATAATAGTTTATTAGAGTTTAATGGACAGATAGAAATGTTTAATAGACCAGCTAAAGGCTTTAATGAAGTTAGACAAGAAGTAAAACAAACTATAAAAGAAAGATGTATTAAAGCAGTTGAATTAGCTAAGGGTAAGACTTCTGTTTATTGGTGTAATAGAAATGAAGAAAGTAAAATCTTAAAAGAGTTAGATCCTGAAGCTATTGAGATTATTGGTAGTCAATCAATGGAAAAAAAAGAAGAAATATTATTAGACTTTGCAAATGGTAAAATAAAAAGAATTATAACAAAGGCTAAAATGACTGGAATGGGTTTAAATTGGCAACATTGTAATCATTCTGTATTTTTTCCTACTTATTCTTACGAACAATATTACCAATCAATTAGAAGATTTTGGAGATTTGGACAAAAGAATGAAGTTAATATTGATATAGTTATTTCTGATGGACAAACCAGCGTATTAGAATCATTAAAAAAGAAAACGAAAAAAGCAATAGAATTACATACAAACTTAACTAATAATGTAAATAATACTTTTGAAATAAAAGTAAAAGAATTTAATCAAGAAATAATTAAACCAAAATTTTTATAAAATGACAAAAGAACAAACACACGAAAAAAACTATTCTATTTATAATAGTGATTGCATGGAAGTAATAACAACTATGCCAGATGAAAGTATAGATTTATCAGTATATTCTCCTCCTTTTGCTGGATTATATAATTATTCAAGTAGCGAAAAGGATTTTAGTAATTGTGAAAGCAAGGAACAATTTTTAGAGCAATATGAGTATTTAATTAAAGAAATGGCTAGAGTAACTAAAAAAGGTCGTATTAATGCCGTTCATTGTACAGATGTTTTTGATAATACTTGTAGGTTATGGGACTTTCCGCATGAAATAATTAGATTGCATGAAAAGTATGGATTTGAATATAGAAATCGTATTACAATATGGAAAGAGCCATTAAAGGTAAGAATGAGAACTATGGTCCAGTCTTTAATGCACAAATTTATAGTTGAAGATTCTACTAAATGTTTTACTGCTATGCCTGATTATGTATTAATTTTTACTAAAAAAGGAGAAAATGAAGTACCAGTAACACATAAAAAAGGTTTAGAGTATTATGCTGGAGAAATACCAGTATTACCTAATATTTTAAGAGCTTGGAATAATGCTAATGATTCAGATTTAAACTCTGCTCAATTATGGGATTATTTAAATAAAACTTTTAAAGGACATCAAGATCCAAAGACTAATAAATTAAGTCATTATATATGGCAAAGATACGCATCTAGTGTATGGGATGATATTAGAATTGATAATGTTTTACCTTTTAAACAAACTAAAGAAGAAGATGACGAAAAGCACGTACATCCATTACAATTAGATGTAATTGATAGAATAGTACAATTATACTCTAATCCTAACGAGGTTGTATTTACTCCATTTATGGGAGTAGGTAGTGAAGTTTATAGTCCAGTTTCTTTAGGTCGTAAAGCTATTGGAATAGAATTAAAAGATAGTTATTATAAACAAGCTATTTTAAATGTTAAAGAAGCTGAAAAAAGATTTAAAGAAAAACTAGAACAAAAAGAAATATTTTAATATGAAGTTAATTAGAGTTAAAAAGGATCAAAACTTTACTACTATTAATAATGAGTTTATCTTCAATAATAATTTAAGCTTAAAAGCTAAAGGTTTATTATGTCATATTCTAGCTCTACCTAATGATTGGAAGCTTTATGTAGAAGAAGTAGAAAAATGGCATAAAGATGGAAAAAGAGCTATTTATTCAGCTTTTAAGGAACTTAAAGAAAATGGATATTTAGAAAGAGAACAAAATAGAAGTAATGGTAAAATAGTTGGATGGGATTATATTATTTATGAAAAACCATACACACAAAAGCTACATATACAAAACGTAGATGTAGAAAATGTAGATATACAAAATCAACCACTACTAAATACTAATAATACTAAAGACTTAATTAAACTAAATACTAATAATAGTAAAACAGAGGGGCTTGAATATCCATTTGAGTTAAATGTTGAAGCTTGGGAATCCTGGAAAAACTTTAGAAAAAAAGAATATAGGAAGTCTTATAAAAACTTAGGAGAAAAAGCAGCGATTAAAAAACTGCTTAAATTATCTACTTCAAAAGAAGAACAAGCTTTGATCCTGGAGCAATCAATGGAGAATGGCTGGATCGGAATTTTTGCTCTTAAAAGCGAAAAAAATAGAAAGATTAACGATTTAATGAATGAATATAATAAAGGATTAGAAATACTAAATAAACAATTCGATGACTAAACAAGACACAATAGATTTAAATTTATTAATAGCAACTTTTAGATGTTTTAATGAGCAGCTTTACAATTTAAAAGGATCACATTCTGGAATAGTAAAGTTAAAATTTAACAGATTAATTAAGGTTGCTAGACAATATGAGAAAGAGATTCTTAAAATGACTGATAATAGCAAAGAGCTGGAGTATATATATGATAGTTTGATGGATATATTAATCGAAGTAAAAAAGCAATCTAATGAATAAGATAGTAAAAAGAATGATGTATTTGTCTAAAAATGATAAATACAGAATAAGTAGGAAAATTAAATGGGATATGTATTTTTTATATATGGGTTATACTTCTCAAAGACAAGTAAATCAAAATAAAACTAAACATTAATAAAATGAGAGCAAAAGATTATAAATATTTAGCAATAAAAAAACTACAAGCATTATTATTCAATTTGGATAATACTAAACAAGATTATAAAATAGAAGATTATAAATCTATTTTAAAAGATTCTCAACAAGCTTATGAAGATTATCTTTTATTAAAAGAAAATAATAATCATCTGCCAGTAACTGAACGTAAAAGTTATAAATAATATGAATAGATTAGAAAAACTAAAAAGCAAATATCCAGGTTATCACTATAAAAATGTATCTAAACATCATAAATTTGCAAAGATTAAAAAACAAACTAAAAAAAACACATTTTTGTTTAATATCGTTGTAGATAGTTTACACAATAATATTAACAAGCTAATGAAGTTATTATGAAAGATAAAACTAAACAAATAAAGTATTTATATGAAAACGATTTAAAAAAATTAAAAAAAGATTGTTATGATATACTTCAGGAGTTATTTATACAATTAGGACAGAAACCTGAGTCGGAAATGGTTGTTATTTTAACTAATACCTTTGTTGATGATTTAGCTACTAAATATCAATTTATGGAGTTAGAATGGATTAAATATGCTTTGAATAGAGGATTGAGAGAAACTGATCCTCCAGTATTTATTAATGTTCCAACTTGGAACAAGTTTATTAGAGATTTTGGGACTTCAGAACAACTTAAAAGACAAACTAATCAAATAGAAGAATATAGTATTTACAAGAAAAGACTGGAAACAATGGGAAAGCAGCTTCAAAATAGAGAAGTTAAAAAGATAGGAAAATGAATATTTTAGAGTTATTTGCTGGTAGTAGGTCTATTGGTAATGTTGCTGATGATTTAGGATGTAATGTTTTTAGTGTTGACATAAACAATTTTAAAAATATAAATTTAGTTAAAGACATAGAATTTTTATCTCCTAAAGATATTCCATTTATACCAGATATGATATGGGCATCTCCTCCTTGTACTACATACTCTATTGCTGCTATTAGTCATCATAGACCAACAAATAATAAATTATCTGAATTTGCTTTAAAGTCAGATAGATTAGTAAAAAAGACTTTAGAATTAATAAAACATTATAATTGTATTTATTATATTGAGAATCCTAGAGGCTTATTAAGAAAACAAAAATATATGTTAGGAATACCAAAAACAACAGTATGGTATTGTAAATATGGAGATAATAGAGCAAAGCCAACTGATATATTTAGCAATAACATTTGTAATTTATTTAATGAAAATGGATGGATTCCAAAAGAACAATGTTTTAATAATAATATAAATTGTCATCATGAATCTTCTCCAAGAGGTAGTAACACAGGAACGCAAGGATTAAAAAATAATTATGAAAGGAGTAAAATACCTTATTTATTATGCAAAGAAATAATAGAATCTACAAAAAATGGCTACAATAAGCAAACTTAAAAAGAAATTAGATAAGATATTTAGCGAATACATTAGATTAAGAGATTCTGATTATAAAGGTAATTGTAAATGTATTAGTTGTGGCAAAGAAGCTCCAGCTTTTGGAGGATCAATTCATGCTGGACATCTATTCTCAAGACGATACCTTAGTATTCGATACTCAGAAAAGAACGTTAATAGCCAGTGTTCCTACTGCAATACCTTTTTAAATGGCAATCAAATAAAAGCAGCTAGAGGAGTAGAGAATAAATGGGGAAAGGGTACAGTAGATGAATTAGAGTCTAGAATGCACATAACAACAAAATTAAATAGAGTAGATTATGAGGAAGCAATCGAAATATACAAGCAAAAGATTAGAGAACTTAATTAACAATACAATCTTAATAAGTCTAATAGAGCAAGGTTTAGAGATTGAATTTATTTTATATATTAGCAAACAATGAAGAAATCAGTAATAATAGAGGCTGGAATCAATAAGGTTTCCACATTAGCAGATGGCACGATAAGTATTAATTTACATTGTCAAGAGATGCCAGACGAAACAATGATGAGAGTTTTTAGCTTACGCAAATGTCCAGGAATGGTTTTAATATCTTCTGATGACATAAGCAAAGCAGAACAAGAAGAGGTTGAGCAATTTACAACAGACTTTGAGATAGGTAAAACTAAGACATCTAGTCAAAGATTAAGAGCGGTATTATATAGAGTATGGGAACAAGGAGAACAAGCTTATGACTTCCCTATATGGAGAGAAGCGCAAATGGAAAGAATAATAAACAAATATAAATCTAGTCTTGAATAAAACTACTCTACATCAGGAGATTTGGGAAAGAGAAGAAGATGACTCTCTAAGATTAGTTATGCCAAAAATTATAAATAGTGATATAGGTTTTCAGTTGATGTTCGGAATGTCAGAGAATCATATATGTTATACTAACAAGCAAAGTCAAAATAATAATAATTATGAGACTAAAATTTACAGAGATATTGAATATACTAAAAAACATTTTTAATATTACACTATCTATATTTATCTTATTTTGTGTTTTACCTTTAATGGTATTAGTATTTATACATTATTTTATCAAAGGATTCATTAAAGAACATAATAAATATTATGAAGATAATAGCAAGCGTAAGCGTTGAGATAATAGTTAGCGATACAGAACTACTAGACGAAGCTCAAGCAAGAGCAATAGATGCTCTAATAGATTCTGTTGATGAATGGATTAACGATAATGGATTACCTCCAATAATTAAAATAGAGTATTCATTACCAGGAATAACAGAGGACGATAACAATATCTTTTTAAACTAATGCCTAATTTACCAAAGGGAAAGAAAAAGAAATGGATAGCAAGTTCTAAGAGCAAAACAAGTAATAAAAGTACTACAATTAATGCAGACTTTTATAATAGCAGAGCTTGGAGAAGATTAAGAAAGTATCACATTCAACAATTCCCATTCTGTAAGTGGTGTGAAGAAGAAGGAAAGATAACGATTGAAAAATTAATAGTGGATCACATAATAGAAATAAACGATGGAGGAGATATGTTAAATCAAGATAACTTACAAACGCTTTGCCTATCTCATCATAATCAAAAAACTATCTGGAATAAAACTAAACGTAAAAAGAAATGAAACTAATATTAATATGCTTATTAATGATTCTAATGGGATATATATTTTTATTCTTCTATTTTGACTGGAGATTAGAACAAAGAAGAAAAGCATTTAAAAAAAGAGTTGAAGAATTTAATACTAATAAAGATGAGCAAGTACAAAGTAAATAAGATACCAAACTATTATATTGGAGAAGTATATCATTATGAATGTAGGAAAATAATAGAAGATTATAATTTAAGCTATAATATTGGATCGGCAGTCGCTTATCTTTTACGTAGTGAACGTAAACATGATACAAGTTATGACTGCATACAGAAAGCAATTAATCATTTGGAGTTTGAATTAGATAAAATAAATAATAAAGAAAAATAACATAAACAAAAAAGATATGAATGAAGAAAGATTATTAGATGAATTAAACGAATTAGCTGAATGTGTTCTATGTCCAATGGATTTAATGGAAAGTATTGATATATATTCTAATCAAAAAGTTATTGAGGAATTACAATTAATAATAGATGGATTGGATGAAAATGGAAGTTTAGATATAATAAAAAGAAGAATTAAAGAACTAAAAGAACAATATACATGAAAGAAGTAACAACATTAGTAGAATCTGCTTATAAGATAATAGAGAAGCAGAACAAACTTATTAAGGATCAGCAATCTATAATAAATAAATTCAATCTTTTAATTACTGGTTTAGAGCTTAGGAATGAACTACAATTAAAACAGATAACAGACTTGCAAAAGGAATGTATTGATATTACTAATGAATATATAGATAAAACTAATAACGGGGGGGTATAAAAAGTTTACGGGGGTTGCCTGTACATCGCACGGGGGATTC